GATACCAAAGATTTCTCATAGGCAATTTTATAAAGCAGCAATAACAGGAAACTTAGATGTTCTTAAGAATTATATTGCACATGAATTGTTAAATATAAAAAGAGTACATCCAGGACCAATAACAGATATTTCTTTATTATCAAATAATTTTAGGAAGAGGCTTGAAAAAGCACTTGTATTATCTATCAAAAAATCAGAGAATCATAAAGTTATAAAATTGCTATTGGAATCTGGAGCAAATGTTCATCTAAAGAATGACGCTGCATTACGATGGGCTTCAGAAAGTGGTTGCTTAAAGGTAGTAAAAGTACTATTGAAAGCTGGAGCAAATGTTCATGCAAACAATGACGAAGCATTACGAAATGCGTCTAAAGATGGAAACTTCGAAAAAGTGAAAATGCTTTTGGAAGCAGGAGCAGACATTCATGCAGAGAATGACGAAGCATTAATATGGGCATCAAGTCTTGGTTACCTTGAAATAGTGAAACTTGTCTTGGAAGCAGGAGCAGACGTTCATGCGAATAATGACAAAGCATTACGATTTGCGTCAAGCAGAGGTCATTCGGAAGTAGTAAAATTACTTTTGAAAGCTGGAGCGGATGTTCATGCAACGGATGATGAAGCGTTGCGAGAGGCATCGTACCATGGTCACCTTGAAATAGTAAAAGCATTATTAAAAGCTGGAGCAAATGTTCATGCGAATAATGACGAAGCGTTACGATGGGCATCAATTCTTGGTTACCTTGAAATAGTGAAACTTGTCTTGGAAGCAGGAGCAGACGTTCATGCGAATAATGACGAAGCGTTACGATCGGCGTCAAGTAATGGTCACCTTGAAATAGTAAAAGCATTATTAAAAGCAGGAGCAGACGTTCATGCGAATAATGACGAAGCGTTACGATCGGCGTTAAGTGATGGTCACCTTGAAATAGTAAAAGCATTATTAAAAGCAGGAGCAGACGTTCATGCAAACGATGACCAAGTATTACGAGAGGCGTCAAGTGATGGTCACCTTGAAATAGTAAAAGCATTATTAAAAGCAGGAGCAGACATTCATGCAAACAATGACGCTGCATTACGATACGCATCGGAAAGAGGTCACTTTGAAGTAGTTAGATTATTAAAAACAACGTACCATGTAAATAAAGCAAATGAAAATAAATTAGAACGTACTAAAGTTTTGAAAAATGTTAGTCAATCAACAAGAAGAGGTTACACTTTTCCTTTAGATGAAGGTGAGACATTAATTAACGTACCAATAGATACCATTAGAATAATATGAGACCTCCTAGAAGAACTTCTAAAGGTAAATTAATTAGTCCTGGAGGAAAACAGTATTTTAAAATTTCATTACGAAACAAACCATTCTTACCAAAGAAAACTAGAAGTCTTTAATATTTTTACATTGTTCCTCATTTGATACATTTTCTAAAAATGTGTAGATGTACTGGTACCGTTCAAGACGGTCCTTTACAATCTGGAATTTATCATTAAGTACTTGTAAGTAATTAACAAACCTCTTAAAGTTTTCTTTATTTAGCACAGCTGCAATTTCTTTCGGTTTCGAGTACGCTAAACCGTAATCTGCAAATGTAATGGTGTTTTCCTTTACAAGAATATTTTGAAGCTTAAATTCTGAGTAAACGATACCAGAGTCACTAAGCTCTTCAAAGATCAATTCTAATTTAGGAACCCAATATTCCGGAAGATTAAAGTCATTGTATAACGATTCTCCATTATAAGACATTAAAATGAACTTTCTTTCGGGACAAGAGTACTTTAGCGTTGGTGCACAAAGGAGACCCCGTTCCAAAAAGGAAACTTCCTTTAAAAACGTTTCTGTAGAAGAGTCGTGACCCTTTGTAGTCCAACAGAAAAGTTCGTTATAAACTTTAAGAACGTCCCAGGAGTCTTTATTATTTTTTATCAAGTACACTTGACTGGTAGAACCGTAAGAATATGGAACAGCTTCACTGTTGTCCCAAGTGAATCGAAAAATGACTCCAATAGCACTATTAACAATTCGGCGAGCAACTTCGTGGACATTAATTGCTTTTTTATTTAGAATGATTAATGGAATCATTAATCACTTTTTTACATATTTTAGTAATACTATTTGTGGTACTAACACCGTTTTCTTCGAATAGAACTTTACTCTTAATTCATTTTATTACAGTTCCATTTTTGATGTTCCACTGGATTCTTGCAAATGACACTTGTGCGTTAACTTTATTAGAATGTGTATTAACTGGAAAGTCGAAAGAAGAAACATTTATCGGGAGATTAATGGGCGGTATTTATAATGTTCAAAGTAAAGATATCTGGATTATTACGATTATTCTTTGGTGTGTAACAACTTTTAAATTATTTTCTAATATTAATGTACAAACCAAAAAAGACCCTTGAGGAAAAGAAGACTCTTGAACTTCCCCCATTGGTTCCAATAAGAAGAAGAAGTCCCAAAGAAGAACTACCCCCATTGGTTCCAATAAGAAGAAGAAGTCCCAAAGAAGAATTACCCCCATTGGTTCCAATAAGAAGAAGAAGTCCCAAAGATCAGCTTATTCCGGCAATCTATGACCCAATTATTCGAAACCGTGTTTGGGGTCCAGAAGCGTATTCAAGACCGTGGCCCGAAGAACCAAAAAAGAAAATTAAGATTAGTTCAAAGAAAGAACAAAAAGGAGGATTCTATGATTACAAACATTTGCTTAATAATCCGGAATTAATACATTACCCAGAACTTCGAACAATAAACAAAGCTTTGATAAAAGAGATTGAAATTAGATTAATTGCGTGTATGTTATACTCTTATCCTCAAGAAACATTCAAGAAATTGATAGACTACGGAGGACTTAATGTTAATAGAAAAAATAATCAGGGAAACACGGTGTTACATTCTTTAGTAATGAATTGTGCAAATGAAATTCCACGTTTTAATGCAAAAAAATGGATATTCTTCTTTGTAGAAAATGGAGCAAAATTACTTAAGAATAATAATAACGAAACCCCTTTAACCTTTAGTAACTCGTTTGCAAAACCGGAGCTAAAAGAGTATCTTAATAATCTTACAGAGTATCGATATACACAAACTGCAGGTAAACGTAAAAATAAAAAATTTTAATATTAACATATTAAAATTCATTTTCAGAGTCGGAGTCACTTACAAAAAGTGAAGTTTCCGAAATACAACGGGAAACAGCAACTGCAGGTGGAGTGTACCCGATGTCGATAGAAATTTCCTTCTCGGTACCCTTTAAGGTCTCCTGCAGAGCAGCCTTTAATTCTTCTGGATGTTCACGATAATAAATTACTTCTTCCCAAAATTGTCTAAGTTCTGGAAGGTGTGTCCTAAACCACTCACGATCGCGTTTAATTTCTATTAAGGTGCTCTTTTCGAGAATCCAGTAAATTTTGGTAACTTTAATACACGTTCCGGAATAACGTTTATTTAATTCTTTAATTCTTGCGTCAACTTCAGGGGGATCATACTCGTAAGTAGTATCCGGATTTGTTTCCCTTTGTGGATCGTAATCATTAATCGAAATAATAACACCTTTAAATTGTGAAGAAATGTTCGACTCGAATTCTTCTTTTGAGATTTCCTTAAATTTACACTGAAAGAAGTCGCAATACTCTAGGTCACAGCACTCTAATTGGAGTTGCATTTGGGGATAATAATATTCTGGGACTGTGTCGATACTCCGATTATAATACGGACATTTGATCTCTAACATTCTGCCAGCGTGTGTGATACCATCAGGACTTGCTCCTAGCCAAGAAATTACCGGATGAGGAATCAATCCAAATTCAATAACTTCGGAATTGGTAAGGGTTTCGTAAATTTTAGTAGCGACAGGCTCGAACTTCTGGCCCCAACGGGTCGCAATATTACCCTGGAATTTTTTAGTTACACCACATTTACTAAGTAAAATTTCTTTTCTAGAAGAGTATTTATTAGCTCCTATAATAGCGGCAATGTCACTTGCAGTCATCATTGAGTGTCGCATATCAAACCACTCTTTTGACCTTTGTATAGGCTGAGGAATTTTTAATAGCAATTGAACTTTCTCCGCATCAGTAAGGGGTTCCCGATAATGATCAAAAAGTTTTTTAATATAAAATTTCATATTAAATTTTGCTTTTTTCTTTGGATTATTAAGATGAAAATTACAAGTTTCACTAGAATCGCTTTTTCTAAAGGAGCACTCTTTGATACTACACCTAAATTCCATTTAACTATGAAATACATTTTTATTTAAGTTAAATTGGACAATCCGAGTAAATGATAACTTTATTTTCACCTGTTCGAACCGGAAATTTATAGGAGTCTGGTACAGGTTGCGTGTATTGGATTTCGATAATTGGGTAAACTGTTTTAGTTAAATTTTTCTTTAATCCAAATGCGAATTTATTTTCGATGTTGTCAATTGAGAATATACACACTTTTTTGATGTATGTATTTTCTGCTTTCTGTTCTTCAGAAATAGAAAATCCTGTTATTGTGATAACTCTTCCGGAAAATAGATAACTACCAACTAAACATTCAATTGTACGTGAAAGAAAACATCTAGTTTCGGTGATGGTGTCACTAAGATACAAATTTAGTTTTCCTGTATCTTTACTCTTAGTTACTTTTACTACCTTTACAGTAAAACTATTTTCAAAGAATTGTCCTTTTAGTATTTTACTAAAAACTCCAACTGCGATCTCTTTGTTGATATTCAGCCCTCTTAATCTTTTTAGCATTTGGGAATTTTTGAAAATTAACTTTTTTTCAATTTTTTATATTTGTTTATAATAAATGGCAGCGCTTATCCCAACTAAAGCCGAATTTTTCGCCAAAGAGTGTAAAGCAACAGCGCGGAAAAATCAATGGAAAAGAGACGAATTGGTTGTTATCTATAACGCGTTAATTTCACAGCGTAAAATTGCTGGCGAAAAAGCAAATACGAAAAGCCCATCACATGATGTCCTATGTAGCTCTATAAGAAGTTATTACGGTTCTCCTTCACCTAGAGAAGCTGCAGCAGCAGCTTCAAGCACTACTACACGGGTTTCACCACCGCATGTTTCACCGCCTCGTGTGGCTGCAGCTGCAGCTGCAGTTGCTACAGGTACCGACTTTAATCCCGAATTATGTCGCGAAGATGGTAAAAATCCGAAAGGTGCTTATTCATTGGACCAAGTAAAAATCTTTTACAAGGCTGCTTTTCCCGGAAAAACATTGCCGAATACTCGTGCAAAGATGTGCAAAGAGTTAAAAGGACTTCCGGCAACTACTGTACAACAAGCTCACGCAACTCTTACGACGGCTTCACGAGCTGCTACACCACCCCGTGCTGCCAGAACAGCTTCTCTTACACCACCGCCATCATCAAAAAACATGATTCCTATGAATGTTCCAGCTAATTTTGTACGAAATGTATTAGATGCTGGTGGTCATCGTATTGCGAAATTTGATACTTCACCTACCAAGGTAAAAGCTGCAACTAATATACAGAAATATTGGCGGGGAGTTCAAGGTAGACGCAACGTAGAGATGATTAGAAAAAATTTACCAAAGAAGGACTCTACACAATCTAAGAAGAGTTCATCTTCAAATAAAGTATTCGATAGCGAAGTTATTCGTGATACTGATGAATACGATTCTGGCTATGAGAATTAACTTGCGGAGCAGCTTTTAAAGTCTCCTGCGGAGCAGCTTTTAAAGATTAAAATAATTATTTATTTTAATGATAATCTTAGTAATAATAATTTTAGTTTTAATTCTTTTTTTACGATTTAGAAATAAGAAAGACCCAGACCCTTTAAAATGGGAATACCCTTATTATCTTGAAGAACTTATTAAAAAATTTGGAGAACCAGTAATATTACTACCCGAAAAAGGTGGTTACGCTGTATTTCGTAAAAGCTGCTCCGCAGGAGACTTTAAAAGCTGCTCCGCAGGAGACTTTAAAAGCTGCTCCGCAGGAGACTTTAAAATTAAATTATACGATTCTAAAGAAACAAGAATCCAGATTGTTATTCCTTATAAAATAGAAGAAACCGTTCTTTTACAAACATTAATGGTTTCGGATAAATTAGTTTACGATCCTCTGAAAAAGGAACTAAGTGTTGAAAGTTACTCGTGGGAGTCTTGTTACTGTATTTTAAATTTGGCAACAACAGTTGGAAATAGAATTTTATCAATTGAACACGTTGTGTATAATAAGATACTTGAACAAGAACTTAAAGAGATTTTCCCTCCTACATTAATTATTGGACCAGAAACAACTGAACTTACTGAAATTGATATAAAAAGAAAAATTTACTCTGACTCCATTAAAAGAATTGAGAATAGTCTATTCAAAAATCTAATAAATAGGTAGAAAAGTGGCTGATGGGTCTTTGATGTCAGGATTCCAATTAGGCATCCAGTAATTTTTAGAAAGTGGGTGGCGATAATTAACAATTACGTGATCTTGACCTTTAAAGAAATTGTTAAATACAGTTTTATAGTAGTAAGCTTCTTTACTAGGGTACCCTTCTGGAAGACTAGCAACTACCCTTTCGGTAAATTCTGTAATACAAGACCTAAGAGTCTTTCCGACTCCATCGCTGAAAGCTTCTTTTCGTCGATTCAAAATTTCTGGGGGCAAAATTGATTCAGACCGAAAAGAGTCTCGAAGTAGTTTCTTTTCTATGTTTCCATTTGCACTGGGCATACGAATATTTCCAGGTATATTTAAAACTGTTTCAGCAAAAGTTCGGTCTAGAAAAGGAACTCTTAGTTCTAATCCGTGTGCGGCTGTAACACGATCTGCGCGAAGGTTGTCAAAGGTAAATAAGTTCTCTACTAAACGGAATGTTTCTTCTTCAAATTCAGTTTCATTAGGAGCATTGTTAAAGTAGAGGTACCCTCCAAAAAGTTCATCAGACCCTTCTCCTGAGAAAAGGACTTTGATATCTGTTTTTTCAGAAATGTACTTGCTCAAAAGGTACATAGGAATACTTGCTCGAATAGTAGTGATATCGTACGATTCCAAAGTGTAAATCACTTTATCGATTGCTTTGATAATTTCTTTAGGTGTAATAATAATTTCGTGATGTACTGTACCAAGGTACTCCGCAACTATCTTCGCGCAATGAAGATCTACACTACCTGATAGACCAATACTGAATGTGTTTAAAAGCTGCTCCGCAGGAGACTTTAAAACTGGTACCTTTGAATTTAGGATTGCTGCGATTAAACTTGAATCGAGACCTCCAGATAATAAAGCTCCGATAGGTCTTTCAGACATTAATCGAGAAACTACACTTTTTTCTAGAAGTTCTCTTAAAATAGAAGAACTTCCCGCAGGAGACTTTAAAAGCTTCTTCGCAGAAGACTTCTGAAGGTAGGGAAAATGGTAAAATTCAGTAAGATTCATGGTTTTAGTTCTAAGGCACATTGAGTAAAGAACTCTTGGTTGTACTGGGTAAACAGGATGAATAAGATCGTAGAAACCTTTTATTTCGCTGCATACTGTAAGTCTTCCAGCAGTTTGGTAAAAAAGAGGTCGAACTCCGTACGGGTCTCGATAAAAGTAAACAGTTTCTTCGCGGGTGTCGTATAAAACAAATGCAAAGTCACCATCGAGGCAGTCAAAGAAACTAACACCGTATTTAAGGTATCCCGGAATGATTACAGCGCAATCGGAATCACTTACTGTTTCAAAAGACTTCCGAAGAACTTTGTGTTCCCGGAGAAGTTTGTGATTGTAGATTTCTCCATTACAGATAAGGTAAACACCATTAGAGTAAAAGGGTTGATTTCCTTCTTCAGAAAGATCAACAATCGCAAGACGATGAAATCCTAAAAAGAAATCTTTTTTAGAGATAATCGTTGTTTGGTCAGGTCCTCGATTCTTTATATTTTGAAACGATTTAACTTCATCTAAAAAAGTATATTCACCGAAAACCGCTTTAATACCACACATTGGTATTAAAGATTTTGTTTATTTAAATGAATTTCACATCATTTTCACTATTAACGTCCCACCCCAAATAGATTAGTTCGTTTTTGATTTGTAGTAGTAGTAGTTCAGTTTTCATGCACTATGCAAACACTGTACATCACTGCGTGTAACAAGCGCGTTTATTGTCTGCGCTTACGCTTGCGATTCTTTTGTTCTTGAGGTGCAACGCCGACGCGCAAAATGTGCGCGTAACCGCTCAACGACGTGCCATCTTGCGAAGAAAATGCGACGCCCCGCGAGCTGGCGCCGTCGAGCGCCGTGCCGCCGCGTTGCTTCAGCTCGGAGAGCACTTGCGTAACGTTGATCCATTCGCCAGTGTCGCGCTGAATGTCCTCTAGCACCGAGTCCACGGCGCGCAGCGCGTCGTCGTAGCGCGCGTACGTGCGCGGCGCCAGCACCAGAATGGCGCCATCGTCGTACGTGACGCACGCCGTAAACATTTGCATGATGCTTGCAGCGACGGCGGCGACGTCGCTGCTGTTGGCGGTGTTTGCTGTAAGCGCGGTGTTGAGCATTTGAAGTCTGAAGCTTATTTAATTTTTTCAATTTTATTTAGCAGTAGTATATGGAATTAATTCAAATTGTTATTATTCTTTTGCTTTTGTGGTTAATTTTAACTACTACTAAAATAATTTATCCAGAACCTGTTTACTCTGTTTACACCCCTTGGTACATTGGTACTGGTGGAGGTGCTGATTGGTCTGGTAATTACGTTAGAACTCGCTTTGGAAGTCGAGGACACTTTGGGGGTGGTGGAAGATTCGGAGGTGGTGGACACGGTCGTCATTAATTTTTCTTAAGTATCTTGATTAATTCATCTTTACTCTTAGTACGTAGTCCTTTAATTCTAAGTGGCTTCAGTTTATTAATTAACTGAGCTTTAGTGTATTTTTGGAACTTTCGAGAAGATCTTCCACCAGTTTGTGTTCCATTTTTTATTAAATTAACTAATTGAAGTATTTTATTACCTACTCGCATCATACAATCCTCACCTTTTATACACATGGCGATGTCTCTGGAATACGTAGTTGAACTTCCAGTGGCAATAGACAAACGATCTAACAAACTAATTTTAGCTTCTGAGAGATTCCTTGAATTTAATTTTGATAACGAAATTGCTTTTATATTATTAATGGTATCTCCTAATTCAACAGAAAGATCACTAGGTGGTTCTAGAAGTGTCATACTAGCTCTTTTTTCATTCCACTCATTTCTCAAATTTACTGGTAACTTTGAGATCTCTTTTTCAAAAAAAGGACCCCGTGCTGATAATATTTGGCCTGTTTTTTCTAATCCTTGAATATCTTTTTCAGTAAATGTATTTTTAATTTCGGTAATTAAATTGCTAGTGTTGCTATAAAATCTTCGCAAACGAGCGGCATCTGGATGAATATCTCCATTTTTGTCTTTAAAAGTTAAAATCTTATTTAATTCGTTCCTTGAGTCATCCCATATAGGTTTACCTTTTTCTCCCTTATTAATACCATTCTTTGAAATGATATAATTAACAAGTTCGGTAATATCGTAACATTTCTTATCTTTGAGTCTAATTAGATTACCTTCTGAGGCGACTGTTGACACTCTTTCAAAAATAAATGGTGTTTCTATATTATTACACCCAGGAACTAAATTATTAATCGTTCGTCTCAATTTCATTCTTCGAGAAACTAATTTCTTTAATTGAGACCTAACATCTTGAGTTGATTCCTTTTTAACAAACAGATCGATATAGCTTGGTTTAAGACGTTTGTGTATTTCATCATTGATGGAATCTAACATAGCTACAATTTCTGGTTGTTTATGTTTTTTAACAACAATCGTGTCTTTTGAATTAGATTCTTCATATTCTTTTAATAAACTATGAAAAGATTCTAATGCAAGTTTTCTTCTGGCTTCTAATTTAGCAGGAACATTAATTTTGTTAATAAGAAATTGTAAAGCTTCTTTATCAACACCTGTTGTTTTTTTATTAATTTTGGAAATTGTTCCAACTCGAATATAGTTATTTCCATTCTTAAGATACAAGTTAAAGAAATCATCTGTATACGCTTTTAAATCTGGATCATAAGAGTACTCTTCGACGTCATCTGCAAACTCTGCATAGTCGTCGTCGTCCGACATTTAGTATAAACAAATATATTAATTTCCGTAAGTTAAAAGCTGCTCTGTAGGAGACTTTAAAAGCTGCTCTGCAAGTTAAATTACGGAATTAGTAATCGACTCTTCTGAGCAAAAGGTTTCACTTTTAAGTTTGGATTTATAATTTGTTTGGGAATTGGTTCCTCCTTTCCTATGAATGATTCAAAAGTCGTTTCGTGATAGATGTCATAAGCATAAGGATCTTTTTTATAAGGAACAAACTGTTCAGTTTCTATTTCGATTGTATCTGTATTTAAAATAGTTCTTGGGATTTCTACTTCAATATTATTAGACTCCTTTACCAGGTCCCAATAAACTGATTCCCGAACCTGTGTAGGTGTCATTTTGGTATGAATAGGAGTGTAGAATCTTTTAGCAAAATTTTGATCTAATCTTGAAGCGTAAAAAATGAAATTTGTTTCAGAGGTTACTGTATTTAGCAATAATTTACGATCACGCAGTATAACCCATCGATTACTCCCTTCAAAAGGGTAATTAATTTTGATCGAGTGTACCAACCCTGATATACCCATCAAGGAGATATATTTCGAATCTGTGATTGCACAAGTGTATTTTCTTTTTTGAAAAGTAAGTATCATCTTGAAATTGTTTTATAAAACAATTTCAAGGCTGCTCCGCAGGAGACCTTCAATTCCAGCGCAGCTGGGTTCTGCGGAAATAAACCGGAATTATCTTCTAAAGTCACAGTAAATGAAAATTGGAGACCTTATTTGTATTACGACAGATCGTGATCATTACACAAAGTGGTTACGCAGTTTTAGAAAAAAGGGAGTTCGTGGAATTAATGCATTTCGGGTACCCCAAAATAATTTAGAAACCCATCTAACTATTTTGAGTAACGCGATTAAAAAAGAATCCCGAAGTACCTTGATTTTAACTGATTTTACAAAGTTAATTGCAGGAGGTTTAGTAATTCCGGAACCACCAAAAGATTGGGAACTTCTTTTTATAGGAGGAGACATTCAAAGAGTAAAATCAGATACAAATGAACATTTCGTTGAAGCTGTAATGAAAGGAGGATACTCTTACATTGTTCGTGAAAATGCATATCGTAAAGTTCTTGCTTTTGCAAAAGGGATGGGGGACACTACTCTGGATGATCTATTAATTGGAGTTACTGAATCGGATTCTTTTAAGAGTTACGCTCTTAAAGTTCCGTTAATCGTTGATATCCGAACACCATTTATTAAAAAATTAGAATCAACACCTGAAACGTTGCAAAACTGTTTACCAGCAGTAACTGTTCAGGAGTTGCCAAAAGTTAATTTGGTAACTGTGACTCGGGACAACGGTCCTGTATTTCCTTTAACAATTCGTAGTTTCTATAAACAAAATTATCCAAGAGAGCTCCTTACGTGGGTTATCATTGACAATTCTACTAATGAATCGAGGTCTCCAAAGGAAATAATACTCAATGTTTGTAAAGATCCTAGAATTCGGTATATTGACAATATTGGTAAAAATATGGTGAAAGTCAACTTGAGGAACGGATTAATGGATTTTATTGATACTTCAGGACCAAGGACATTTATTCTTCATTTTGACGAAAATGTTTATTATCCTCCAGAGTCAACAAAACTTAGAATAGAAACCTTTATGGCTTTACCAGAAGGGTCTTTACTTGGAACGGTGAAAACACCATTTTACGATATTATTGCGGATCTCAGTTACACTTCGAGTCAAGCAGATATTTATGATCATACAGTGATACCACATTCAGGATCAATGACATACGATCTTCCCTTCTGGACTGAAAGAAAGTTTGGGGACACTACACTTGAGTGGATTCAAGATCGATTTGAGAAAGTGTACGCTTACTCTGGATATCCTTTCTTATATTGTATTACGGCAACTAAGTCGTTACCTGAAAAAAGTGAATTAGACTACCCTTCAAAGTGGGATCCTGAGACACAACAGTTTATCAAAACGATTAAGGAAACTCTTTAACTTAACGACTAAAAGCATCAGGGTATTTCATATGCTCAAAAAGTTTTTCATGTAAACTTAACATTCTTTTATTAATACCATAACTTATACTTTCAAGAGCATTAATTTCCGAATGTCGGTCATGTCGCTGGCGTAAATCTGATATACGTTCTCTAATAAATGCAAGTTCTTGCGCCAAAGCAAAAATTTCACTTCTAAGTTTAGGAACATTTATATTTTCCTTTTTACCACCTTTCTTACTTTTCTTTGGAGGCATTACTATGACACAACAAATTGAAAAAAAGTTTACTTTTTTAGCTAGCAAATGAAATTAATTGCTCATCGTGGAAATACTTTTGGTCGAGATCCCGTGAACGAAAATAGACCGGAAACGGTTATAAACGTGATTAATGCCGGGTACGATTGTGAAGTAGACCTTAGGATAATTGACGGTATTTTTTACCTTGGCCATGATACACCAGATTACCTTATAGAAGAGTCATTTCTATTTAAGTACAAAACGTACCTCTGGATTCACGCAAAGAATAAGCACGCAGTAACCTATTTAATGGGAACAGATCTACATTGGTTTTGGCATCAAAATGACTCGTGTACTCTTACATCAAAGGGGTATTTATGGTGTTACCCGGGAAAGTATATTGATACTCCTAAAAGTGTTTGTGTGCTTCCTAATAATTTGGAAGTACACCCATTTATTTGTACCGATTTTCCGGCATTATATAATTAAAAATTTATTAATTTTTAATTTAATGAGTTTACAGGACGTTCTGGCGGGCCAGAGCACCAGCAACCAGTGCGATCAGACCAACAGTAACTGAGCTTGAAACGAGGGCGCTACGGTTGACACGGAGCATTGCTACTAGTGAGTTATCAGTTAAAGGAGAGCTCGGGAGCAGGTCAACAACCATTAATCCGAGTACGCAGAGTACAACGTTGGCGAGGGCGGCATATAAGAAAACTTTGGTGTCAGCTGATTTGAACATCTTTATTATTAACCAAGAAAAAAACTTTTAGACTCCTTTATTACAACCGCAACCTTTTTCGAGGGTGCAATAAATAAAAGGGTAATCTGCGCACTTATAATTAGCGGTAAACGATTCTAAACTACCTGCGACCAATAGTAATGTTACTAAGATTAAAGTTAGAATCAACGGTAAAAATAGCAAGCCCCATGCTAAATAGGGATGACCAGTTAAGCAGAGCCTATTAATAAAGTACGTAATCGCTAAACTAATTGCCACATTTATTACAAACAATACTGGATCGACAATTCCGTAGCGAAAATTATTTAGTACAAAAAGTACTACAAAGAATAAGTTAATCGCTGCTGGTAAGCAAAGTTTCATTAATATACATAAACAAAAAAAGTTGAAAAAAAGGTTGAATTCCTTAAGATTAATGAATCTAGTGTTCGATACTTTAGATATTCTAAAGGATTACACCGTTCTTATTTACCCTGTTATTCTAATGGATACATACCTATAGAAATAAAAATCTTAAATTCATTTAAAAAGATAAAGGTGACCCATTGTAAGTATATTAATGCACACTTTTTTCTAGCATATATTCGAGAATCTGTCCATAAAGAAACTCTTAAAAAAAGATTTCTAAAAGTTGAAAAAAAATTCTTTGTTTAAAGAAACAAGTTCCTAACCGTTATGCAATTTCTTCAAAACCGTCCTACTTCATTTGAAGCCCTTTCCAAAACTTTGGTAGATGACTCCTTTGTGGTAAAAACCCAAGGAAGTCTATACCTTGTAACCAATCCTCGTGGTTATCCTAATCCCGAGAATGACTCTGTTCGTCGTCAGCTCCGAGGTGTTATTTTAGAAAAAGAAACAAATAAAATTGTTGCCTACGGTCTTGATCACGATATTGAGGTACGCTCTGAGAAGGATCTTCAAGATCTTCCTTACTACTGTTTCGATCCTGAAATTAATGAGATGGTAGTAGAGGATGCTATTGATGGTACTCTGATTCGTATGTACTACTACAACAACCAGTGGAATTATGCCACAAATCGTTGTATCGATGCCTCTAAGAGTTTCTGGGTTTCAGAACGTTCATTTAAGGATCTTTTCTTAGAAGCAGCAGAACGTTGTTCGTTGGACACCAATTTGCTAAACAAGCATTGTACTTACACGTTTGTGTTGTGTCATCCAGAGAATCGCAATGTGAAGAAGTATTCATTTCCGAGTATCTATCACATTGGAACACGTTTGAATAATACACAAGAAACAGATCATTCAATCGGAATTCAAGCACCGAAAAGTTACGAATTTGATTCTTGGGAATCCATTCTCCAACGAGCAAATGAACTCCCTTTTTTCCAAGAAGGGTTTATCGTTAAGGTGTATGTAAGCAATATGATCTACCGTATTAAGGTGGTCAATAAGAAGTTTACTGATGTTCATGCTATCAAAGGGAATCATCGTAATCCAGCGATACACTACGTTTCTACGGTCCGTATCATGGGTCAAGACGCAATTGATCGGTACTTAAAGTACTTCCCAGAGCACACTGCAATTTTCGCTTCTACTGAAGCGTTGATCAGATCGACTATTAGTTATCTTCACAAAGAGTACATCAATTTCTTTGTCGATCACTCTCGTACACAAATTGATCCAGTTGCGTACAAGGTTCTTTCTATGTTACACTCTCGATACAAGGAAACCCAAGAAAAAACAACAAAGGAGGTAATTGCAGAAGTGGTTGGAACACTTGATAACGAAGGACCTGTAACACTCGCTGCCCTTTTGGGTTTAAATTAAATTTAAACAAATAAAAAATTAAAATTAACAACCAACTTACGTTGGAAAAAAAACAACATAAAGATGTTCGCTGTTTATCAACATGAAGTTAAGCCAAAAAATCTTTCTAAGGACGCAGCATTACAAGAAGTAGTTAAGATGGTTAATGACACAGCGAAAAAGGCTGGGGATTCTGAAGAGTACTTTATTTCACTAGAAACTTTGAAAAAATATATGACCGAGACAATTCCTATTATCCGTAAATTGAAATATAGAGTCTACATTGATGCTGGAGAATGTGATTACTATGTCGTCCCTGTTACTATTCAAAATGAATAAAATACCCAACTTACGTTGGTAAAAAACAACGTAAGGAAAACTTAGACGTATCAAAAAACATGAAGAAAAAGTTAGCAAATTGCTTTTAGAACTTCATAAAAATCCAGATTCAGAAGAACTTATTAAAAAGATTGTCATTTCAACCTATACAAATTTCATTATCGATATTCAAAACAATAATTAAAGACTTCTTACGAAGTCTTTAATTTAATTGCTATTTTCAACTACTTCTGGGTCTTTATTGACGATCCACTTACGTTCGTACTGTTTTCGGCTTTCTGCTAACCAACGTTCACGTTCTTTCTTTTTATGTTCATTGGCTAATTGTTCTTCAACTTCTTGTTGTGACTTCCAATAAGAAAAAGAACCAACTTTAAATTCGGGTAACGGGAATTGTGCTTTGTACCAAAAAACGACATCTTCAATGTTGCTACTCTTCGATTGATTGTCAATCACCAAACAACCAAAGTCGCGAGTACACTCTTCGAAAACTTCATTAAACATCTCATACGTTGGAAAGATACCGGCGTAATGTTCCCAAAGACGTCTTTTATTAGAATGAATGTTGTCTCTGAAAATGAAAACGTAATCTATATTTGTTCTGAGTGCAGGAGGAATACCCATAGCGTATTGCATAGTGAGAATAAACATTAGATTATAGTGTCGACCATTCATAAAGACTTCACGGATCTTAGTATCTTTCACCCAAGCATTATCGTAAAGACAGTCATCAAAAATTAATATCGCATTTTTCTCAGTCCAACTATTATTTTCAGCTTTCACTTGTCTTTTTAAAAGAGACTCTACTATTTCTTCTTTGTAGTTGTCGTAAATATAAAGATCAGGAATCATATGAGAGTAAAATGCATTTACACGTTCGCTACCAGAAACTACAACCGCGACTGGTATGTCTTTATGATTAAAAAGGATGTCTTTCGTTAAACAGCTCTTACCAGTTCCACGTTTCCCAATAAGAACCACTACCTTGTCTCTTTTAATTTTTGACATATCGAATTGTTTTAAATTAATAGTTTTTAGTTCATTTAAAGCTGCACCGCCTAGCTTCTTTTTAGGAGGCATTAAAATAATACAATAACTTAAATTCTCCGCGTCCGCGATTTAAAGAAATGAAGTTTATTAATATTAATGGGAACGATTCTAATTATCGGATTTGGAAATAAGTTAATCGAGTTTTTAGATTTTCTTGAAAAGGTTTCTGGAATGACCGAAATCGTTAATTTAAAGACTGCTCTTCGACTTGTAAAAAATACTGGTCAAAATGGAATTATTAAAGCAGTGATGGAGCATTTTATGAAAAAAACACAAGATCATGTCGATTCGATATTTAATTGCGATACTGATTACTTCTATGAACTTGACTTAGCCGGAATTTTATTTGATCCAAATGACGGTCTTCCTTTTGATCAAGAAAAAGTACTTAAAGAGATCGATACATTTAAAAATAAATTTAGAGAATTTACTAAAGAAGAACAGGCAATTTTCTGGAAACACCTTCAAGAATTAATGAAAATAGGAGCACAATACTACGTTGCCCCGCGTAGAGTTTATTAAATAAAAAAGTTATTTAATAACAAATGGAAATAGATCCAAAGATTCTATACTGGGAAGAAATCTTTGACAACTTTATTAACGCTTTGATAGTGACTTTTCCGGAAAATAAACAACTTCCGGTGTATCGAGACAATTTACTTGGTCTCCGTCAAAAAGGATTAAACTTGCATATTGTGAAACACGTTGTTTCATTTATCGAACCGGTTTTTCCTCAGATAAAGTCGTGTGACTCAACCCTTTTTCAAAAGACAGAACCAGTTTACCTTCTTAAAGGAATTGACTTTCGTGAGTTCTTTAATGGAACGAGTGTAGCGACACAAGTTGCATTGTGGAGTCATCTGCAAAGTGTTTATATTGCTGGAAAACGCATTCTAGATGAATCTTCTGCTTTAGAAGCAGCGAAAGGAGTCTCTGTTCCGGTTGTTCCTGTTGTTCCAGAAACTTCAAACCAAGAGGGATTAGGAATTATCATGGACATCGTAAAGGACATTGACCCATCAGAGTTATTTGGAAGCGATCCTAAAGATCTTAATATAAATTCATTGGTTTCTTCTTTGATGGGAAATCCAAATGCATTAAAAGGTATAGAAAGTAAGATTCGAGCAAAACTTAGTAGTGGGAATGTAAACACAAATGCTTTACATGCAGCTGCACAAGGATTAATGTCTCAGATACAGTCGGGGGATTTTAGCGCGATTGAACAAGCACTTGGCGAGGAGCCAAAAAAGTCGCGTAAGAAAAAGAACAATCGAATTTAAATTATTTCTTAACTGTAAGAATGACTTCCGATCCATTTTGGACAAGCTCGCCAAGTATACTATTTGAGAAAAGCAGATTAATACAATTTTTCCCAACAAGTTCACAAAGTCCGGAGGAACGGTACAACGCTTTAGCACGACTTTTTATTTATACTGGTATATTAACATTTCTCTATAAAGGAAACTCTTGGGCTCTGTATATCATTATATTTGGATTAGCATTTACGATGTTACTTGGTTCCTCTATTCCGGAATCAGAAATTACAGTTTTCCCAATTGTAAAACTAAAACGTAATTTGGAAAGTACTCCAAAGAAGTGTGTACGTCCCACCAAGGACAACCCTTTTATGAACTACCAGTTAACTGATTTTACAAATGATCCCAATCGTCCGCCAGCATGTGAATATGATTCTGTACTTCCGAATGGAGAAACAGTAAGAGACGCTTTAGAAAATGAATTTAATAACGACTTGTACAAAAATGTTTCAGACGTTTTTAACAAAGATAACAGTCAACGGCAATTTATAACTCAAGCTGTAACCACATGGCCTTCAGATCAAACAACATATGCAAATTGGTTATATAACACTGGAGAACCAACATGTAAAGAGGATACAGCATTCTGTGATAGAAATATGAGTTCCGGAATGGATCTTCAGCGCAATTCAGCACGTAGTGCAATTCCTAATTTATAAAGCTACTCTGCAAGAGACTTTTAAAGCTACTCTGCAAGAGACTTTTAAAGCTACTCTGCAAGAGACTTTTAAAGCTGCAGGAGACTTTGAAATTGAAAATTTTTGTTTTAGAATTTTAAAACAAAATGGAACTTTTTAAAAAAAGTAATAAAATTTTAATTATTACAGGAGCAGGGATTTCAGCAGACTCTGGTATTCCTATTTATCGAGGCGAAACTAAAGTTTCACTGAACGAAATTAAAGAATCAATTTTGAAAAGTGAACCTAATGAAGGACATCGCTCCTTGGACTCTTTGGTTGATATTCTTCGTTCGAAGGGGAAAGAAGTTTTAGTTGCGACACAAAATATAGACTCCTTTCACAAGGGGCTTCAACTACACGGTTCCTGCGGAGTAGGAAAGGTTACTCATTTCGGAGAACCGATTAATCCGGAAATATTGGAAACGGTTTCCACTTTTTTTGCAAGTTGTGACCTACTTGTTTTTATTGGTACATCAGGGTCTGTTCAACCGTGGTGTATCCTTCCAAAAGTAGCAAAAGAAACTGCGATCCCTTTCATTTATATTAACAAAGATCAAACGGTGTTGTCACAGTACGCTACTGTTGAAATAAATGAAAACTCTACTAAGGTGCTTAAAGATTTTTTATTGGAAATGAGTAATGGAGTCCTTGGCTGAAGCAAACGGAATCTTAAGAAATTGTGATTCAGAGTACACTTTGAAACTAATACAAAATCCAGTACCACTTGAATCTGATTGTCATACTGGTATTCTTGAAAAAGGTAAAAATGAGTATACAATTGGAGTGTACACTGGAACTAAATTAGTAAGTTACCTTTCGTTTAATGTTTATCCGAAAGTGATTCATATTATGTACTCTTGTACAAAAATAGATTATCGTCGAAAAAAGTTAAATTTAATTTTAAGGCTCCTTTTAATTGAAGTCGCATATCGTTTAAAAGTGAAATATATAGTTAGCTACACCAATAATGCTTCTGGGGGTTTACTTGAACAGTTTAATGCACGAAAATTAAAAACTCCTTTTCCTGAAGAAATTAATAAGCTTATAGATTACTTAGGTGTTATTTCAAAAGAATCAATTCACGGTGGAATTAATTCAATTATTGAACTAAATGATCCAGAAACCAAAAAAATGGTTGGAGACTTAAGAAATTCTTTCGATCAATGTAAGATTAAATAATTTAAAATTATTTATTCGGAATCAATTTCATTTCGAGTGTGTGTCCTAAAATTTCAATGTGGCTTTTATCAGCGAGACTCTTTACAATACCAAGTACACTTTTTGCGACACTATCCAAAACTGCTTTCTCAATATTCACCATAATTATAATTTATTTATTAATATTAAATGACCGATTTTAGATCCAAAGTTAAAAAATATTTGACGCGAGCAGGTGCGGCTTCGCCACAAACTTCAGGTGGGCTATTGTATCAACAATTATACGATCATTTAGATCCACCTATCAATATTTCAAAGGAAGAGTATTATAATAAAAGTATCAAGGAACGTGAGTACGATCTCGATACGTATTTTCGTACAGGAACATTGCCGCAATACTTGAATGATAAATCAAAGTATTCTCCAGTAGGATATGGAACTACACTTTGGTCTAAAAAAGAGAAACATCCTGTTCTTACAAAGGAAAACTTTCACTTATACGAGTGTGAAATAGCTTTATACGGATGGACTTCAAAAGAACTTGCAAAATTTTTTCTAGATGTTATTTATCCCGAAATAACAATTTGGAACGAAACTGAGAAAATAATGATTATGAATAAACAACAGCCAAGGGATAGAGCTTCTAAAAAAGTGATAACTGCATATGGTAATATTATATATTACAATATAAAACAGTTAAATACTTTGTTCAGTAGTAAATGGGTTTTATGTGATCTTCTTAAGCAGTATATAGTATTTAGAATATCAGCAAATGAGTTAGCAAATTACATGGTTAAAAAATATAGACAACTTGTTCGTAATTATAAATCACGGATGATTATAAATAGAGACATATTATCTAATAGATTATTAAATGCAATAGATTACGAAAATTTGGAAAAAGTTGAAAGATACTCAAAAATATTATATAAATTAGATAAGAATGACCACTATGTAGTTACTGTATTATTTGACGTAGTAAATCCTGATAAACATATTTCCAAAATTTTAAGTATACTATTCAAAAATGGATTAAATCCGAATGTAAAGATGCCGAATCATTATACTATTTTAAAAATTACAATACATGATAAATTGTACGATTCATTCCATACAGCAATTGATTATGGAGCAGACGTTAATAAAAAAAATGGAGGAAAAAGTCCAATATTTTATGCTTTATATTCCGATCCAAAGTATATGTCATTATTATTAGAAAAAGGAGCTAATGTAAAGGATATAACATTTGATATTATAAACTTTAATACGGTTAATAAAGAATCTTTTGAATTACTACTAAAATCTGGATTAAAAATTCCAACTGATATTTCGTCAATAAAGAACACAGAAATATTAGAACTATTAAATAAATATTCACATAAAGAGTCGAATCGTGTGTATCCATCAGAACTTCTTACTTCAAGAATACCTAAAAATACTAAAAAAGTAAATAGACGAAGTTCAGATAGTCCAAAAAGTAAAAAGAGTTCTGAAAGTCCAAAGAATCCCCAAAGTAAAAGAATACGCAAAAAGAGTTCAAGTCCAAAGAGTTCTGAAAGTCCAAAAAGTTCTGAAAGTCCAAATAGTCCCCAAAGTAAAAGAATACGTAAAAAGAGTTCTAGTCCAAATAGTCCCCAAAGTAAAAGAATACGTAAAAAGAGTTCTAGTCCTACTGAACGTAGAAGGCCTCAGTTCCCTGAAGAAGAACAAGAAGAAGAACCAACAGCTGTTCCTAAACGACGAGTATTAACTGCGAGAAAAAAAACACAGAACTCAAAAATGCAAGAATAAATTCAAACTGGCAATAGCCAGTTTGAATATTTTAAGGTTGTTTACTCGGAGTTGAATTTTCAAATTTTTTTACATATAAATCGTGTATTTTCATCAATTCGAGTAAACGAGGATCACCTTGACCAGTACCTATATTTTGAATAAATTTGTAAATACTTGGAGTAGTATCTTTATGTCTCATGTATGACATGTAATCTGCCATCTTTCTATTGAGACGAATAGAGTAACCTCTGATATTTGAAAAAATAGCATAAAAGTAATCTGATTTTAATTTTAATTGAAAGTCGATGTTATCTTTATAATATTTTTTATGAGATAAACAAAATATATGAAATCCGTTCGAAGATTGGTAAACTGCAAAGAGGTAATCTGGATTTTCTGAACAAAATTCGTAAAGAGTTTCTAATCCGGAATCACACTCTTTTTTATGATTATCGATATCAATTGTTAAAAAATCTTTAAAACAGATGTACCTAGTATTTGTAAGTACGTCTCTTGCGACGTAAAAATCTGATTCGGAGTAAATTTTTTCCTGTTTTTTTGTTATCAAACTACTTATTAATTGTTCTTTAAAAAAAGGGATATCTTCTATATTCCCCATTTCAGGAATTCGTTGAATTTCGTTTCGTTGAATTTCACTATTTTTTATTTCATTATAAGATAAGAAGAAATCTGTATCCATGACTGAAAAACAGATTGCGTATATTATGTATCTACACAATAAATACTCCCAAGAAACGCCGCTTTTAGAAACAATTAATTCTTACCTTAAAGAACCAGTTTCGAGTATTACAGAACTTGATAACCTCAAAGTAAATTTTATTATACAAAGTTTTAGGAAGTCGTATGATATTCTTGATACAAAATTCTTAAAAAATTTTGATTTCTCAAAAATGAACTTTAATCACGCGATTATTGAAAAAACGGATGAATATAACTTAGGATACCAATTTCGTACTAATAAGGTGATGAAATACATTTCATTTCGAAATTTGATGATGATTGATTGGGATACCCAAGATTTATCTGAAATTAAAAGTCTCTTGGAGAATGTTAACTTAACAGTATCTATATATAAAACGACAAATGGGTATCATGGATACTGTTTGAATAAAAGATTACTATATTGGAAATTTAGTACATTGAAGTATATGAAAATACTTAAATGTGATTGGTGGTACATTGTGTACTCTCATAAATATGGATTTACAGTTCGATTAAATAAAAAATTTAAAGATGAACCATTTGTAGAAAAATATATAGAGACAGTAGGAACAGAACCAATTTTACCAGAATTTCAAGAATTATTACAATTTAAAGATTCTTTGGTAAAAATATGAGAATGTTTCACACCTCCAAACGGTCCAATAGTATTTTTTCCAGGACTTTTTTCTGCATTTGTGAAATTTGGTTTAAGTAATACGCAAGTAGGTAAATGACCATACCTAAAGGTATTTTCAGAAATAATATGCCATTGCGCATTACAAATTTTACATATTTCAGTACAACAATCAGAACACATAATTAAAGTTACATTTCCGCATTTCGGGCAAGTGATCATTTCTTTAAATAAAATAATTTTATTTAAATAGCTGCCTTTTTAACAATTTTCTTCTTAACCAATTTAGAAACTGGAGTAATGTTGATACTCAACACACTTGGATCAAAAGAGTCAAGGTCCCTATTCCACATTATAGTTTCAGGAGTCTCCTTGATTTCTTTAAGTCTTAAGGACTCTTTCTTAAATTGTTCTTCTAAGTTAATAACTTTCTCTTTTGTCAAACTGTAAATAGGAAGATCAGTAAGGTACTTATAACTTCCAGAAATTAATGGAAAATTCTTCAGAGTTAATTGTTCTTTTAAGTTGTCTTTACTACGATTATTCACAACGATTTCTCCATCGATAATTCCACGAATGAATTTTACTTTCGCTTCTAAAATAGTCAATGTCTCGGTGCAGCTTTTAATTAGATATTCTTTTCTCTTTTTGTAAAAGGTTAATCTAGTATTATAAAATTCTTTAAGGATATCAGTGGTTGAATTGTACTTCTTTACTGTCCAGTTGGCGTCAAGTAAGTGCATGTTATTGGTAGAGATACTCCTTTCTAATTTGAAAACCTTTTCGATACCAACTTTGCGTGCCCGATCAAGATCAATTCGATTAAATTTTACAACGTAGTGAATAAGATCTCGTGAGTCACCTTCAGTAAAGTCAATAATGTACTTCTTTGAATTATCAGAGTCTTTTTTAGTATCCATGATTAATGAATTAAGATGCTCTTTATAAGGTGTTTTCCATGTACCTATTGGTAGTTCATCGATTGTTAATGTACAAGTAGTATAATCCAATGTGTATCTTCCTTTTGAGATATAACCAGTATCTGTTTTTAGAATCATTCCGGTATGTCCACGATACCAAGGAACTAATTCTTCGGGTTCTTTGTTATTGGCCAGAGAACAAAGGGCTTTTATGATATCAATAGGATTATAACAAGGTACATTACATGAAAATCCAGTACCTATACCTGATGCTCCATTAACAAGAACCATTGGAATAATAGGAATATACCATTTTGGTTCGATTGGCATACCGTCATCTTCTAGGTACTCCAATAAAGGAGAATCCTGTTCGTTAAAAAGAATTTCAGCTGACTTTGTAAGTCGTGTAAAGATGTACCTTGGACTTGCAGAATCTTGTCCAGTAAGACGAGTTCCAAATTGACCTTTTGGTTCAAATAGATTAATATTGTTACTACCGATGTAATCTTGAGCCATATTAATAATTGTTCCTTGCAAAGAAGTTTCTCCATGATGGTAAGCAGAGTGCTCAGCAATATAAGCAGCTAATTGTGCAACTTTAATTTCGTCTTTATGAGAATACACGCCTTTCTTTAAAGTTCCCCAAAATACTTTACGCTGTGAAATCTTAAATCCGTCAAGAACACATGGAATACTACGAAGAACATCAGCAATAGAAAAAGTAATCAATTCTCTATGAATAAAATCCGGGTAACTCATTTGAGTTATTTTTTCATCTAATTCTTTATTCTTTTCAGATTTTGGATTAAATGAAGTGATCCACTCTTTACGTTCATCAGAACGACCTTTTGCCATATCAAATGCTAAAAGAATAGATTCGTTAGTTTCCTTTTTAGCTATCTCTGGTTCTTTGGATTTATCGATAGTAAATGATAATAAATTATTAGACATACTCTTGAAATATTCAATTGCTTCTTTATCAGTGGATGTTCCTAATCCTTTGTAGTACTTAATTTTATAACGGGAATGGTCTGGAGTAACTGCTTTCCATTGAAGATATGAAAATTCTGAATAAAAAGACTTACTAACATTACCAAGAGAAACCTTAATAATTGGTGTTCTTAACTGAGTAATAAAATTACAATCTAAAACAAGTGTAGGCCAAAAGTGATGTAACCAATTAATAACAAGACCTTTGATATGATGTGCATCAGCGTCAGCATCACATAATAACATAATTCTTCCATAACGAAGACTACTAGTGCTTCGGTACTCTTTGTTCTGCTCGAGACCCAAAATCTGTTTTAGACTATTAATTTCAGCATTATTCAGTAATTGAGAAACAGTTGCATCACGGACATTTAACAATTTTCCACGAAGTGGAAAGACTCCATAATTTTCAGCTCCAACAACTTCACGCCCTGCCATTGCTAACGCTTTCGCACTGTCTCCCTCTGTTAAAATAAGTACACACTCATTACTTCTAGAGGTTCCAGCATTTACAGCATCTTCTAATTTTGGAATTAAGAGTTTACTTTTCTTTTTACCATCAGTGCTTGAAAGGGACTTAGTTTCTTTAAACTGAGCAAAATTAACTACTTTATCTACAATACCAATCTTCGATACTTTAGAAATAAATTCATCAGAAAGTTCACAAGAGAATCCAAATTTAGCAACGTTTGTAGTAAGTTCTTCTTTAGTTTGACTTGAAAAAGCTGGATTGATAACAGTCGCCTTTAAGAAAACGAAGAGGTAATCTTTGATATAACTATTCTTTAATGTTAAGTCTTTGTGCTTTGACTTAATAAGATCAGACAAGCCAGTTACTAATTTTTTGGTAATATACTCGACATGTTTTCCTCCGCGAATAGTTGGAATACCGTTAACAAAAGAAACTTGTTCGAATGTTTCAGACTCTGATAAAGCAACACAAAGCTCCCAATTTGGGATAGTTTTCGCATTCTTTGCAGTTCCATTTGGAAGAATTTCGTAAATTCGTTTAGTGTCTCCTCGAGTTCCAATAAAGAGGTCGATGTACCTTTCAAATGTTTTTACTTTTATTTCGGTTTCATTAAAATATACCTTTTTTCCGGATAAAGCAGAACAATCGTATGCTCTACGTTTAAGGATTTCAAAAGTAACTTCTGTAGAAGTTACTCCGAAACGGGGGTAATCAGGTAAAAATGTAATCTTAATATAACTCCCTTTTGCAGTACTCTTTGTTATTACTGGTTTAGAGATAATACTCATATTTTCTTTATACTCTTGTACGAATTTCTTCCCATTAATAGAATCAACAATTTCCAAATTAAAAAACTTTGAAAAGACATTTGCTGCTTTTGCACCGATACCGTTTGTTCCTCCAACTGTTCTTTCAACAGAGTCATTAAAATTGCTTCCACTTAAGAACTGACCAAAGATCATTTCAGGAACATAAATATTCTCCTTTTTGTGTATCACAACAGGAACTCCTAGTTTTCCTGAATCGTTTGTAACAGAAATAACCCCTTCAGGTGTCATATCTATTTTTATATACGTAGTTTCAGGGTCTCTTGAAGCAGCGTCCATTGCATTAACAAGGATTTCGTCAATAATTTGTATAAGACCAGGAGTGTACTTTACATTTTTCTTTACTGCTGATGAATTTTCAATAACGTAAAGTTCAGCTTCAGTTGGTTCGATCGAACCGATATAAGTTCCAGGGCGAATGAGAACGTGTTCTCTTGGAGTTTTCGTTTGGAAGATGTCTTCCACTGCTGGTTCCATTTCTTTAAATAAGTTACACTTATTTAAATCAAGTTATTCCTGTGTCTTTTGGAAAATCAAAAATTTAAGAACTCCGAGAGACGAAATTTCGTACTCTAAAATGAGAGGAGCATCGTTTGCAAGGTAAATTTTAACTAAACCACTAGGGTTGATTGTAGTTGATTTCACGAATCGAACCATTAAATCGATATCGAAGACTCCTTGAAGAATGTCTGGAATTTCGGAATCTCCGATCTTTGTTGTTTCTACATTCACAGTGTACTCTTTGGTGATAAAATCTTCAAACTCGTTTGTAGACGCAGTTGCAAATACCAGTTCACTTCCGATATTCTTAATTTCGATAAATTTGGAAATCTGTGCAAGGTCTTTAATGTAATGTTGTAAATTGCTTGCGCGAATCGTAAGGTAACTAGGGTATCGATGTTTAATATTGTTAAACTCTTCCTCTTCAACATTCATTAACCTATACTTTGCAATTGAGGAATGAGTCTCGGATGTGTACTTTATATTCATCGTGTCCGATAAATTTTGATCAATATTAATAAAGAGAATGTCATCAGTTTCTCCCGACTTAATTTGTTTGTAGAATGACATGATATTAATTCCTGCCAGAAATCGTTCCTTTACGTAGTAGTGCTCGAGGGAACCCTTGTCTATTTTAAAATAGACCAATGCAGTTTTGTGATTATTCATGGCGTAAATCTTTAACCCATCAGTATCAAAAACGAGGTTTACATCAACGATTACCTCTTTCAAAGACTCGAATAGTTTCTTAAGAGGGTCAGGCTTGATGGTTTGGAATTCGACCAAACTTTCGGGATCCATTGGAACGGTTAAAGAAGTCATCTTGTTGTAAGAGGACCCTTTTATTTAAAAAGAACAAACGCGATTTTATTGATATACATCAATGGTACTCTTTTGGATATTTACAATTTTAGTAGTACTCCTAGTAATTGGCATGGTAACTGCGCTTGCGGTTTATCAAGCGCCTGGAATAAATTCACAAACAAGTATAAGGATTCTCGATTCTTGTGATCGCTTTGGAATTGCTGCACGTCCACCTCCACTTTGGAATCCGCAACTTTCGGGAACAATTCCTTGTCCTACAGGTACGGAGTACTACCCTTTTACACGGTTATGTCACTTTTTGTGTCCATCTGGATACACCAGAACAGGTCCGTGTGAGTGTCAAATGGTACAAGACGCTGGAATCAGCGACGCCGGAACGAGCGGTGCTGCGCTGGAATCTACGACAAGTTAATATTGACCTAAGTTAATGAAAATAGTGTGCATTGCACCACTTAATGAAAAGAATTACCATAGAGTAATTGAATACCTTAAAAATGTTACTCCTTTTACTGGGATACTATTTTGTATATACTTAAATGCGATTTCAATAGGTATTGCGCAGATAAAGTCAACGCCATTTGGGCCAAGTACAAATATTATATTAAATGAAAAATTTCAAAAAAAAGGGATTGGAACAGCAGTACAAATTCTTCTTTGTGATTACATCTTACTAAATTGGACTCGTGAAGCTCCACAGATTCATATGAAATTACCAGAAAAGGCGAGTTTGGTTACTCTTTTTTTAAGAAATAATCTAATAAGATACATCGGTAAAGGGAATTTTTTATACAATCACACAATTCTAAAAAGTTACTTATTACGTAATTACGTTTTTCATCGATATTCAATCATTTTTAAATAATTTATTTTATAAAAATAATGAGGTGTCTCGCAAAAACAAAAAATGGACAGCGATGCAAAAAAGTTTCTTTAAAAGGTAAAAAGAAATGTGCAATTCATCTTATCAAGAAAGGTGGTTCTCCAATAAATTGGAGTGATTCTTCAATCGATCTTAAAGCTCCTGTTATTGATAAGTTAAGTGACTCTGAAGTTGCAAAATTAAGGTTAACAGGAAATCGTCACACTTTAGAAGTAATTAATCATATTTATGAAACTAAGTACCATAACGAATTTTCACGTCGAACAAAAAAACAAGATCTCATTCATACCAATCTTGATATAAGAATGGATGAAGTTAAAAAAAGAGTTCCTCCAGAGTGCAGAGACTCCCATGATCATTCGTGGTTTTACTACTACACTTGTGTAAAGAAAAAACTTAGTACACTTAGGTTGAACGATTTGTTATTATTTAAATTGTATATACCTATAGCGATGACTTCAGAAGATTGGAATTCTGTTGTATTGATTATTGACCAAAAAACCTCGGTTTTTCCAAAAGAAATGTGGAATCTTACACAATTAACGAATTTGTATATTCGGAATAAAGAATTAAAGAGTATTCCACACGAAATTATAAATCTTACAAAATTGCAACATTTGAATCTCATGAATAACAAATTAAAGAGTATTCCACGAGAAATTCTAAACCTTACACATTTGACAGGTTTGAATATTAGTAAAAATAAATTGACAACTCTTCCGCAAGAAATTGGAAACCTTACAAGATTACAATGGTTAAGTCTTAATTACAATAAATTCACAACTTTTCCACAAGAAATTTTGAGTCTTACACAATTACAACGTTTGTATCTTAGTCATAATAAATTAAAGAGTATTCCATCAGAAATTGGAAACTTTATACGATTGGAATATTTGGATCTCAGCCATAATAAATTGACAACTCTTCCACAAGAAATTGAAGACCTTCAATTGGAAAATTTGTTTATTGATAACAATAAATTCACAACTCTTCCAGAAAATTTAAGATAAGACGTCAGAAAATCTTCGAAATTACGAAGGTTGTAATTTGATTCGGCGTCGCCATGGGACATTTCGCGGTTCTTTTTGTAATTTCAAAAATGGTGTTACAGTAATGAATCTCGAAATTGGGTTTCCGACAGAGGACTTCCTTCTAGGCTTGTTTGAATTACATTGTAAAAGGAATCGATTCAAGGTGTCTCCAATTAAAGCAGTCAAGGTAAACGAATCTGAAAATGAAATTGTCATGAAAATAACTGTTCAGAATGAAGACGCAACTCAAAATTTAATGGTTCAATTTGTTCTTGATACCACGGAATGGGTTGTTAATAAAATTACCCAAGAAGTTGAAGAAGCTCCAAAAGCTTCAGAAGTCTTAGAAGTTCCAAAAGCTCCAGAAGCTCCAGAAGTCTCAGAAGTTCCAGTACAATTAGATACGTCTCTATTTTTGATGGCGTTTATTGTTATTTCTTTGATTGCAATTTTTATTCGATTCTCACGAAAATAATATTGGGTGGTATTAATGGACGGAGATTTAATTACTACCAAAGATCCAAGTGTACCACTTTATTTTATTGATAACGGAGAGAAAAGAGCAGTATTAAGTCCAGGAGCGATATCAGCAAACTGTGATCAAATTGAAGTTGACAAGGTTCCTGATCTTCCAGAAGGTGTTCCTGTAACTGGATCATTCGGAACGTATTCGGTACAAAAGAAACCGGCACCGAAATGTTTAGAAGACAAGTTCTCAATTCCTAGAAGTGTATATACTAAAACGTGGGGAACTTTAGTTCCTCCAGCAAACTGTGTAAATTATAACGCAAAAACTTCAGAACACATTAAAAACGCATTTAAGAAAAAGTACCCCGATTCCGAAATTTTAGAAATGAATATTGTTTCAGAGCGAGAAACTGATCGACTTAACACGGTGGACATTCTGTTCCGCAAAGGAATTTTATCAATGAAACAACGTGTTTACTTTAAACCAAGTTTTGATTGCGGAATGGAAATTGTTTCAGAAGACACCCCAACTGAAATTTTTCCTCCTGTAAAGGAATCGTTTTCTCGAACCGTAGTGGTTTTTCCAGTTGTACCTATTTTATTCATTTTATTAATTTTAATCTTAATAATTATCTTAAGAAATGAATCGAAATAGACTTAAATAATAAAAAAATTTATTATTTAATGACTACGTGGTTGTTACTCTTGCCTGTCGCTGTTTACCTTCTATACAAAAACCGGATGAAGTTGATCTACTACGCAATTACTCTTTATAATAAATTCTATTCCGTAGATTCCGAATCTAATTCAATTAGAAAGATTGTCACAAAGAATTACATTATCGAATCGTGTACACCAGAAATTCTTCGCATTCATATGAACAATTTGAAAATGGGACCAGAAGTGAATATGCTAGTGTATTTTACGCAAAATGGTCGCGATTACATTTTTCCTACAACCGTTTCAAGACTAAACGATTCCTTTTTCCCATACCCTTTGGATGTTGAATCTACCAATGAAATTATTGCAGCAATGATTTCTGAAACGGAAGATGTAACAGAAAAGCTTAAAAAATTTGCTGGACCTAAATGTAATTTTTATTACGACCTCGGTCTTAGAATAAAACCAAGTGACATCTTTCCAGGAATAAAAGCTGCTCCGCAGGAGAATTTAAATTTAATGATTGATTCTTCGATTATTGAAGTTCCTATTGATCGAGTTATTTACGAAGTTATAATGGAACAAACTTCGGAATCAGATCCAGAGGAAACTTTAAAGTCTCCTGCGGAGCAGCTTTTAAAGTCTCCTGCGGAGCAGCTTTTAAAGTCTCCTGTAGAATCAGACGCAGAAACTGTAGAACTTGAAGAAACTGTAGAACCTGAAGAAACTGTAGAAGCTAAGTAAGCTCTCCCTATTTCTAACAATTTAATTTTGGTTACTCTATCTAAATTAAAGTTAAGTGTATCGATATCTAAAGTATCGATAATAATAGTTCCTTTTGGCGGTTCAGGATGAATTAAACTAATAACATTCAAACAGAAAGAGTAAAAGGTATCTGAATTTCCTTTTGGATCAGGTAAAGACAATGCTAAGAACTCTTTCTCGATGTTCTTTGGAAGGTAGATTCCATCAATGTATGTTTCATTATTATAAATTTGTTCTGTAAAAACGAACGGTATTGATACAGACATTCTTACCGCTTTAAAAATGCAAAGATCAGGATACTCCAAGTAATCAAAAGTAACTACTTTCTTTTGATTTAGATTAATTGAAGTAACTCTTAATCTTTTACCTGTTTTTTCAAAATGCTCTTTAAAAGTAAGACTTTCCTGAAATGGTACTCTTTGGCGTACTAATTTTTTTAAATATTCTATAAATTTATTTCCGGTTTCCAATCCTTTGTTACTAAAGAAACCAAGGTAATCTATATCTCTTAATTCTATAAAATTAATTTTGAATATTAGACTGCTAAGTACTTTTGCAGAGTAACCAACTGAAAGTAATAAAGCGAGTACAGCTCCTGCACTTGTACCTGTAAAAGTACTAAAAACAGTGTTGATATCCGAAAGGTAACCAAGGTACGCAATCGCTTTTATACCTCCTCCACCGAGAATTAATTCGGTTGCGCTTGTTTTTTCCATTCTTTAAAATTAGTATATATTAATGAATAGAAATATAACCGCTTTAACTGCTGGAGATATCCAATTAAATCAAGAACGTAAAATAAAGCAGAAGTTAAAAGCGTTTAAGAATATTTTGGCACACTGTTTACAGAAAATTGATAACGCAACTAAAAAAGATCCAAAATTAAAAGTGTTCTTATACGAAATACCTTTGTATCAAAATTTTTCGATACAAGAGTGTGCAGTGTACGTGAACTTAAAATTGCAGCAAAAAGGATTTACGACTTATTTCGTTGAACCAAATAAGGTTTATATCTCTTGGGAAACACCTACGAAACCTAACTTAGTAAAAATAGAGAAAGCGCTTGGCTCGAGTTCTGGTATTAAAATACCAAGTGTCCAGTCAGACGCTATTGCGACGCTTAGGATGTTAAGAATGAAAATTAAGAATGAACTTAATTAAGTTGCAAAGCAACTTAAGCTTATTCCAACGGGTCTTTCTTAATAAGGTGATCCTTGAATAACACATTCGTAAAAATAATAAAACCGATTGTTGTTACCAAGGAAACCAGGATGTCTCCTGTCATTACAAAAACGTACGAAAATAGAATGATTTTTCTTACAAGAGGCATTTTCATAAATGTTTCTCCGGCTTCTCCTAAGTCTAACGCCAAGAAACGAGCCCCAACAACTACAAATACAGCGGATACAGCCCGGAGATATAAATTATTATTACACAAATTTACTAAAGCGAAAGGGGTGTCAGTCATTGATTTACCTCAATAAAAGAATTGTTCGTTTGCTTTTTTGCGATCAAAATTATTTTATTGGGATAAATCAATGGTGTTTGCATCACTGGAAGAGGCTTATAATCCTATTGTACCCCGTCAAAAACCTATTTATCCTAATTATTCAGATGACTCCGAAGGGACAACACAAGCAGCAGCTGAGTCACAAAATGAATATGTCCCTTTGGACCCTTTAAAAAGCGATTTTGCTGGTGTATTGGAAAAAAATGAAATAGAGTACTCTTATCCGAGTGTTGATTCTGCATTTACTGAAACAGAAGTCAAACTCCCGAAAACAAAGTCGTCGAGTATCGAGACCTTCAACCCTTTAAGTGGATACTCAGATATTCCCGAGGACACTTTTTATAACTTCACGGACGCCGAAGCGAAACAATTATCAGAACGTATTAAACAGAATATGAAATGCCAATTTGCTATGAATCACTTTAAAGTTTGTAAAGAGTGCAGAGAAAAGTTACGTAATGACCTATTCCCGAAAGGAATGGAACCTTTTAATTCACAAAAGGAAACACGAGCAATTACTGAGTCGAAACCGATGGAATTTAAATTCAGTTTTGGCGACTTTAAAACAGACTCTGTAATCACCTTTATTGCAGCAGGTATAATTTTTGTATTCTTATTCGATATTCTATTAAAGCTTCGTGCATTCTTGCAGAAGTAAATTGAAAAATTTTATAAATTTTTCAACATCAATGGATTCAGATATTTTAAAGTCTCCTGCGGAGCAGCTTTTAAAGTCTCCTGCGGAGCAGCTTTTAAAGTCTCCTGCGGAGCAGCTTTTAAAGTCTCCTGATGAGCAGCTTTTAAAAAAGATGTACACAGAATTTCGAGAAAGGTGGAATACCTACCCAAGAGAGTACACTCTTCCTAGAGAATTAAATTATATAAAAATGAAGTCTAATAACAATGTTATTTATTGATTTTATGTTTGTCACAAAATCGTTTTGTAACTTTAGGAATACTTTCTATATACAAATCGCATTCGATTATATTTGTCGCGACATCGATACAACCTTCTTGATCGCAATAATTCATGCCATCTAAAATCGGTGCTTTCAATTTCATAATTTCATGAGCTTCCTGGTAATAGTGATTTATGATCGTAATCGCAGCTGACATGTCGGTTTCAGTGTCGAAGTGTATTAAATTCTTTTTATAATAAAATCGTATGTCAACCTCTGGTGTCCAACCATTATGAATACCATGAGAACTTGAAGCATTTTTACCCAAAAATATAGATTTTGCAACAATTTGTATCTCATCAAATTCTAAAGTATCCAATATTTTTGATCTTGACATTTGTTTAAATAAATTTTATTTATTTAAATGTCGATATTAATTCCTCCTGCTTTCTTCTTACCACGGCTAACATTAAAAGTCTTTGTTTCTGGCTCTTCATTATCTGAATCGTGTTTCAAGTCTTCTTGCATCTTACGAACAATTTCGTTTACATCTTGAACTGGAGGAGGCATATCAACTGGTGCTTTCCTATTTAGAATACTTTCCATAATGGAACTATTCGGTGGTTGGGAATTTCCGAGAACGGGAGGGACTCCTCGTTGAGCTCCACCTACACCGCCACCTTGCATAAAGAATTTCTTTTGCATCTTCTTTTTCAGATTGAAAGCAGCACCACCACCAACAACCATCAAAAGGAGCTTCAGCTCCGGAGCCATTGAACTCTTTCCAGAGTACTTCTCATAAAGCTCTTCGAAGACGTCTTGGTAGTTTCCATCATTAATTTCGTCATCGACCTCTTCTCCCCATCCATCCAAATCGATATCAAAGGGGTCATACATCTTATTCAGCGCTTCGATACCGTTAATGCAAAAACGAAGGGTCTTTTCGCACATTTTGACACCATTTTCAACATGTTTTCCGTGTGTAAGACGATCGTAGTACTCTTTGATCTCAAGTAATTCGCTTTTCATTGTGAAAGTACGATCAAGGTACACTCCTCGAGACCGAAGACGATCAAGTTTTGAGAGGTACTTAATCTTTTCGTTTTGCATCTGCTCGTATGTCATTCTCGGTTCATCTTTTTTCGTTTCCTGTTCAGGAGTATCAGAGTATTCACTTCCAGTTTCAGAGTAGTCGTCTTCGAATTCCCCATTGAATGTTTCTCCTTCCAAGTCGGGGTCTCCTTCAGGTTCTACCAATTGCGGGCGTTTCTCTTTATTTTGTAAACCAGACAATGCGTCTAACGTTTCTTCAGATTCTCGCGGATCTCTGGGTACTTCGTTGCTGTCTAAAGAGTATTCTCTCCGGACTTTAATACTCGGATCTGTGTACCGATCCGAAAATTGTCTTGCGGAAGGCTGAACCCGTTGGGTCTCTTTTCTAAAATTTAGGTTACTCATTAATGTTACCTTTTAAACTTATTCTCTATAAACAACGCGTTTACTTAACTTAAATTAACCCTAAATTTTTCTTTAAAAAGAAATTAAGATCGACATTATCTGTTTCCTTTGTAAATTCAAATGTAGTATTTTCTAGTTGTTCGACCATCCAATTATCCTCTTTTGCTTTTTTTATAAAAGAGATAATTAGCGCTAATTTTAAAAGCTGCTCCGCAGGAGACTTTAAAAGCTGCTCCGCAGGAGACTTTAAAAGCTGCTCCGCCGTTTCCATTATTTTTAACCAATATTAAAGGTACGCAAACGCGTACCTTGCGAAAATAAGCAACTTAAACTAAATTCGGCGAGCCGAATCGAATCGAGTTTGTTTTCAAACTCGGTTCGGTTGCTAAGCAACTTAAATAAATAGATATATTAACATTAATGTTTAAAGTAGAAAAAGTAGTTAAAAAGGGGGGGCCTAAGAATGCTCCCCAATTTACAATCGAAATGAAGCATGCAGAAATGTCTAACTACTTGCAAAGTCTTCCCAAAGAGCTTCCATCACTAAGAGAAGAGTTAACAGAAATTAATAACGAAATTGCTACAATTTCTTTTAGATACAATACTCCTAATGAAATGACTAAAAGGAGAATCCTTCTTGATAGAAAAAGTTATTTAAAAAATCGAATACATGAAATTGTTGATCGGAAACACGAAACAATCTACTTTGGTGCAGTTCATGAAATATTAGAAAGGTACTACCTACTTCGATCAAAAACTAATTCTTTCGAAACAGAATCGGTAGATTCCGAAGTTTCTTCAGGAATTAAAGAGAAAAAGGAAATTATTAAAGAGTACATTTCAGCATTACAGCGATTAGACTTTTTGCCATTTGAATTAAATCAACCGTTTAATAATCTAATTATTGTAGATACTTGTAATAATTGCGCGGATTCTAATATTATTGAAGATCCGGAAAGCGGAACTGTTTCGTGTATAAATTGCGGACAACTACTAAATACAGTAATTTATTCGGATCACGGTTACTCTGACTCAGAAAGATGCGAAACTCCAAGTACTCCTTTCAGTTACAAAAGAATCAACCATTTCAAAGAACGACTTGCGCAATTTCAAGCAAAAGAGCACATCTACGTTCCGGAAGAAATTTATACAAAACTTCGTGCAGAAATTAAGAAGGAACGTATTCGGGACCTAAAGACACTTAAGATATCAAAAGTGAGAGAGTACCTAAAAAAGATTGGTGCTTCTCAGTACTACGATAACATCCAGCACATTATCGAAAAGTTATCTGGAATGGAATTGCCGAAATTAAATACACAGATGGAAGAAATTTTGAAGATCCGTTTCTTAGAAACGGTAGAAGTTTTTGAAGGGATGACTGGTATCGACAGAAGTAATTTCTTAAAGTATAACTACGTACTTTATCAATTGTGTAAAATAGAAGGGTACACTCAGTTTCTTCCTTATCTTACGATGTTGAAAGATAAAGCAAAGTTACAGGCTCACGATAAAGTGTGGAAAAAGATATGTGAAGAACTAGGATGGGTATTTAATCCAACTGTTTAATAAAATGTTAGCTTATATTAATGATTCCAACTGGAAGTCCTAAGGACGATGGACTTCCGTTCGCAGATCAAAGTCCAACTGGAAGTCCTAAAAAAAGAAGTTTGAAGAATTTTGATAAAATTCCAACTGGAAGTCCTAAGGACGATGGACTTCCGTTCGCAGATCAAAGTCCAACTGGAAGTCCTAAAAAAAGAAGTTTGAAGAATTTTGATAAAATTCCGGATGAAATACTTGTCAAGATTGCCAAAAAGATTATCAATCCGAAACAGTATATGTTAACTAATTTAAAGAATTTAGATTCGTTTGCGAAAACTTCAAGAAGGCATTATAATATCGCTTACGATCGATACACTTTAAATCACTTTATTAATCTCATTCCAGATGTAGATCGAAAAGATTTTTGGTTAGCTACAAAGCGACCGTACGGTATAACATCATTGTTAACAGTTGATCATTTCCTTTTAAGAAGGTTCTTAATGAAAAAGAAACAATTTCCTACCTTTACATTGGAGAAATTTTTTAAAAGTATGAGACGATTCACTAATGAGGCGTTAGTAAATGCTTGCATGGCAGGTAATGATGAACTTATAAAAGTGTTACTCTTGTATCACGCTGATCCCAACACTCAAAAAGGAATGCCTTTGAGGTCGGCGACTTATTCTAGTCATATACATTTGATTAAACTATTGCTTAAATTTGGAGCAGACCCAAATAATCCAACTATAGAGAATCCAATTATTATCGCTGCAAAAAGAAATCGTTGGGACATTGTTAAAATTTTTATAGAAAAAGGTGCAGACTTTCATATCAATGATGAAAAAGTGTTATACTTAGCAGTAATGAATAACAATTTTAAAATGGTTAAATACCTTTTAAATAAAGGAGCAGATTATAATAAAGTGATAGGAAAAATTAGAAACACTGTATATTATAATTCTTTCTTAAGAATGGTTCTTAATTAATTCATTTTTAAAAATGAATTAAAATGGTTCATCAAGGAGATCGTAATCTCCACTTGAAGAAGAAGTTACACGGGTAATATACACGATAACACTTGCAATCGCACCAACTAGCAAACAATTTTTGATATAAACGTTTTGGGGAATTTCTTTCTTACTAAAGTACTTTGACTCAATGTACATAGCAAGTGCTGTTACAACAGCCGCAGTTACTAAAGTAAATAACGGATTGCGTAGAAATTCGGCAACAGAGTCCATTAATTTACCATGTTATTTTATTTTCATAGAACGCGAATTTGTTAAACGATTCAGTTTTTCATTAAACTCGCTAGTTGGCATCGGTTCTGTTATCGAAGAGTTTTTAAATTTCAACCCGTACCAGTACATTCCGTCCGATTTCCGTTTCTTGCTTAAACCAAGATCTTTTAGAATAACTGGCAAAGAGTAGTTTATTGACTTTTTATAAGAGTCGTCCAATTTGAAATGGGTTGATACAGAATCAAGTATCGTACTAAATTGAACTGTTTCTTTGGGATCATCTGACATAATGTAATTGGTTTTAATAAATGTTTTAATGTCATCAGAATTGATTCTATGTTCCATGCTCGTTTCTATGTACTTCTTTGCTTCTTCAAATGAAGAAAAAATTTCGTTACTCGAACGTTTGATAATTGTTAACAAGCGAGGATCCGTGCTTTCCAATAATAATTTTAATTCAGGGAAATAATAAGTGTACCCATTTCCAAGTACAATGCAATTATTCAATTCGTTATAAAAAACTCTAATTTTCTCTTCTACAGAGAAAAACGATTCAGTAGGTTTACCTTCTTCAAGTGTACAATACCCTTTTGTTCCAATATTAAATCCTTCAATCTCTGGATTTTTACACGGAGTTGAAATGTCTTGAAGAGGAATTATTGCTTCTGAAAGTGTTTCTTGATTCTTAATTTTCGGAACAGGTTTTTCTTTAATGACTGCATCAATAATAAAATCAATTCCTGTTCGAGTAGTATTAACAGATGATTCAATTTTCTTTTTAAGAAACGGTTTTAGAACTAAAAATGATTTAGTTAATTCTGAAATTTTGGTACACAACTTTTTCATTTCAAACTCTTTCTCCGGATCCAATTCCTTTGTTGAAACAAAATCGTACGAGTCAATAAAATTAACAACTTCTTTAAGTAAGGGATTGTATTTAACTGGACTTAACTCGATTTCAGAGTCGGGGTAGATTTCTTTGTAAACTTGTGGGTAAATATTATTACCAAGTTTGTCATCCGAAATTTCAGGAACGATACGGTACTTTTCGTTATCAATGCATGCTAGGTAATAAGGCATAGTGTTGTACTATACATTTTTTATTATTTTTAATTTTGAACGCACAGGGGTATACATTTTTTAATTTTAATTAAAAAAAGGCTTAAAAGTGGTCTGCGGCGTCTTTAAACAACTGTCTTCCACCATTTCCACCACTTACAGTGATTCTTTTTGTTTCTCCGTCATGACGAACTGGAACATCGGAGTCCTTTTCAGGTTCAGTGCTGAAAATAGGTTGTTGTTCAAAGACGTTATCCATTAATGCCATTTTCTCTTCAGGTCCGACAGCTTTGGACCCTACATTAAGATCATTTTTGACATCCACTGTTTCAATTTCCGGAACAGCAATTTCGTTAAAAGGTTGATCGATTTCCGAATCTGAATCGGAATAGTCGTCGTCGTTGTCGTTGTCAGGTTCATTTTGATGGGAACCTCCTTTCTGTTCAGATTCAGGTTCTGGTTCAAAAATTTCGTTAACATGACCAAGAATCTCGTCAGCAGGAGTCAACAGATTCACTGCGTAACGGATACCGTCAGATATAATACAAAGAACCGCTTTTGTATACTTCTGTCTTTTATGAGCTGCATCCGCATTACCAACAGTTGTGCGTACACTACCTTCGAATGTCATTGGGTCCTCATAGAAACGACGAGCAACTTCGAGATAACACTTGTGAATAAATTTAATAGGACTGGGAACTGAGATTTCAACTCTACCTCCTCCTGCAGCACTAGAAAGAATCTTTGCATTTGAAACAAAGATTGCTGTGATCAGGTCTTCGAGATATTTAGCTCCTTTAGTTAATGCAGCAATACGTGCAAATTCATCTTCGATGGTTCCCTGAGACCATTCTTTAATTTTTCTTAAACGCATTTGAAATCCTTTAATGGAGTCTCCACTTTTAATAGCATCCATATAAATAGAATAGATTCCTTGGTAAATAGGGGAACTAAGTGCTGAAATTAAATACTCCATACATTGATCACGTGCATCGGTTAAATTCAAATTTAAAGACGCTTTTTTCGCCATTAAATTAACACTATAAATTTAAATTGGGTTAACGCGGAGTTTCTTCTTCTGGCCATAAAATTCGATAATTAATTTCTCTGGTTTCGTTGTTAGCATAAACTTGTCCAGCTACTGCAGCTATTAATCCTACTAAAGGAATACCTATACGAGTAACTTTGTAAGGAGTTGCTAACCCAAATACTAATGAAAATGCAGCTGTAGCTGCTCCTGATATTACCGCTAAGTCACCAAACATCTTTTTTAAGAAAGTTAAAATGAAATTTTTTCAATTTTCGGGATTTCCAGACTGAAACTCCAACCCTTTTTTAAGTCGGAGGTAGCTCTGTTGAACAAGAACAGGATCATTTCGATCTGAAATACTTTTTTGAAGAAGACCAGAACTCTTAAGGTACGCGTTATTATACTTTCCATTTCCAACTGATACCGCGATTTGAAGAAGAATGACACAACCTCCCCACGAGTCACTACGAGCAGTTAACGATTTTTTTTCAGCGTTGTAAAATACATTATTACTTATAATCAGAGTTTCTTTCAGTTTGCTAGGTATCACCTCAAATGGTACAGTTGCGTAGAAAAATCCAAAGGTATCAGAATCAGGATCGTACAAAGCTTCGTCTTTTAGAACTAATTCTTTAAAAATCGTTCCTCGAAGTTCATGTACTCCCCAAATTGCTTCTCCACCACGGGAAGTCAAAATACTCTTCGGTTTACCAAATTTATCAATTGCAATAGATAGGTAGTCTTTTGCTTCTCGGTTAAACCACCCTGTTTCGATTTTACCTTGGGGAGACAACCAAAACAAGTAAAGAAGTACAACTACAACAACAACAGCGATAATTATAACTTTCATTATATTATCTAAATAAAATTAAATTAAGGATAAACACCTTCGTTTAAAGTGTCCTGCAGAGCAGCTTTTATTCTTCTTCTGAATCAACAAATTCTGGTTCTGCTTGTTCTTCTTCGGAGTCCTTTGGTATCCACTTTTTTGTTTCTTTAATAATAATTTCATTTGAAACAATGTCTACATTGTAATAAGTTATACTATTAACCTTGCTTTTAAAGAATCGTTCTCGATTTCGTCCAGAATATTCAAAACTACTAAAGCAGTCAACAAAATCGATAATCATAGTAGGAACAGCGTGGCTCTGTCTTAAGATACGTCCAAATCCTTGTTCGATATTACCTGACAACGGAGCTGCAAATACCAACGTATTTAACTTTGGACAATCAAATCCTTCTAGAGTCATTTTACTTGTTCCGATTAACACTCTTTCTGCTTTGGACTTTTCGAGATCGGTGTATTTCATCTGACCAAAATAGACTCCTGAAGAAATTCCTTTTTGAGAAAGTGTATCTCTCATAAGTAAAGCATGTTCTCTACGTTCTGTCATCACCAGAATTTGTCTTTCAGGGTCATTAACTAGTTCTACTATTTTAGAAAGGATAAGATTGTTTCTTTCTGGGGTAATTGTTAATTTCGTTATCATAGCTGGTCTATTAGGTTTCCCAAAACGTGTATAAATTTCTTTATAGTTTTTATTTCTGATTTTATAAATAGAAACGAGAATTTCATTTTCATGTGTTTTTTTATTCTTATGTGCTACTTGTCCTAAATGAAAATGAAGAACTTTTGTTAAGCCATCTTTCCTTTCAGGTGTAGCAGACAACCCTAAATTGTACTGTGCGCCGATTGTAAAGATACTTCTTGAAAATTTTTTGGAACAGATTCTGTGAGTTTCATCAAAAACAGCAAGCTTGTAACCTATAAAAACTTCAGAAGGGTACTCTTTAAGAGTGATACTCTGTAGCATTGCAATCACGATGTCTTTATCAAGGACGTCCATCTTATTTTGCTGTATGTACCCAATTCTTGCATTTGGTATAAATTTATTAATTTCAGATGTCCACTGCTCTTTAAGTGTATTCGTGTTTACGATAATAATTGCTTTTCCTTTTAGCTCCGCTATCATCCAACAAGAACAAAAAGTTTTACCCAACCCTGTTCCAAGTTGTAAAATACACCCACCTGTTTTTTTAAATGCTTTATAACAATCAGAAATTGCTTGGCGTTGATAATCTCTTAATTGAAATAAAGTACTAAAGGTTACGTCAACCTTAATAATATTACTTAAACTATTTATTTTTGGTTTACCAAATTTTTCGATACCGTAATTTCTAGGAACGATTATATAATTATTAGTTTCACGATAAACCTTAAAAGGCTCTGTTACTATAGAGTAATCAGAAGTTACAATAGGATAAACTGTAAGTTCATTTTTCATATCTTTGATAGCTTCATTAGAAAGATCTTTTTTAGGAATACAGTAACCTTTTCTATCAAGTATAGTATTCATTACTATACTTGTACACTTTTATTTAAAAAGACGCAACTTCTGGAAAATACTGATTTAGTAAAACGCAGGAATATTTATTTTATTGTGCAATTTTAATGTCGTTATCAAATTATCCTCGTGATCAAACTGGTACTTATACTCAAACTGAGGGTTGTCAAAGAGTAATATATGATCGTTTAAATTATCTTCATTCTATTGCCGAAAGCGTTGGTCCGTTTGGGTATGCAACTGACATTTCTCCATACGTTTCGTGTGGAAAGGATAATCAGTACTACCCTACTTTGATTAATACAATGGATAGACAAAATAGTCGTGAAAATCCACAGGGATTTTCAGTAATTGATAATAATAACAATTTACGTAATCCGCCACAAGCAGACGCACCGTTGGGACAATTTCCTCCTAAAATGGACAGAGAATATCCAGAACTTGATAGACACCGTCCGTGTGACGTGCTTTCAGGTGTCCATATTAATCGGTTCGATTTCTTGTGTGAAAACCCACAAGACCCCAAGCATATTTTCTTTACCGGTGACAATCAATACGCAGGAGACAACACACGAACATATGTGAAAGACTTCTTTGATGTTCGTTCGTGCTACTCGAGTGCTAAATTACCAAATGATCCTCCTTGCAGTACTACCAAGTTAGGATGTTCACGATTTAAATAAAAATTTTATAAATATAAAATTTTTAGCAATTTGAAGTACGACCAGATTCTGTGCGATACTTCTTATAAACACATTTTAACTTATTTTCTCCCATTTTAGCAGCATCCATTGATTCATTGTAATACGGAAATGGTGTTGGTTCTTTATTTTGAACTGACAATCGTTTAAATTTGTTTTTGTAAGCGTCAAAGTCACAACTTTCATAATGACGGAGGATTAATTTAAGTTTAACCTCTGTTCCAGTATCAGATTTCATTCTGTGAGGACCATTAGCAACAATTTTACTCTTCCGTCCACCTCCTTTTCCATTTCCATAACTAACACACTTCCCTTCCGCACAATTAATAAATTTCGATGCAGTGAAACATTCGCCTTTTTTCGGAATGTCTTTATACACCGCTTCCGCATTTTGCATCCAAAAAGTGTTGACACTCCCAGGAAGATTTTTAATTTCATTAAGATCGCCTTCTAATATTTCATCGGAATCAATATGTATTAACCAAGTAATATTATCCTTTATACCAATTACTTTGTTAACCCAATTATTTTGTCGAACCTGTATTTCAGCGTACTCATTGACCCCAGTTGATTTTCCTGTTTCGAGATAAACTCCTGGTTGGTTTCTGAGGTACTGTTCTGTTACAGGGTCCGGATCCTCCAAACGGATATAAAACTTTGATACTCCCATTTTACGATGTGTACTTAACCAGTAATCAAGATCGATCGGGTTTTTCATCATACTAACAATTCCAATTTCGTTGGTTGGAGTGTCTCTAAACAAAATTAATAGCAAAATTAAAATTAAAAGTAATTTCATTACTTTTAAAAAATATTTTAAACATTTGAAAGAATACTTGCTCCATTGTCCGCAATTATATTCCGTGTGGTTAACCAGAGACATTTTGTCTGCGATTAAATTAAACACTTGAAAGAATAGTTGCTCCATTGTCCGCAATTAAATTCTCTGTGTGGTTAACCAGAGACAAATTTCAGCAATTTCATTTGGTTGTCCTATTTTATTTGTGATATGTTTTTGAGAAACTTCGTTAATTAAATTGTCAATACCTCCTTGATCTAGTTTTCCTTCTATAAACATTCCTCCATTAATAACTCCAGGTGATACACAATTAACAGTCACTCCGTGAGGAGCCAATTCGATCGCCATCGACTTTGTTAATCCTAACAAAGCGTGTTTTGAGGTTGAATACGCTAAGTAGGAAGTATTAGTAGTCAAACAGTGAATAGTATAACGTGACCTCGATTTCTTTTTAGAGTATCCGTGATTTTTTTAGTTAATAAATAATGCAGCTGTTAATATTAAAAAGGGAATGAATCTCTCTTCTTCAGAATGGGATTATATTAATGTACGAGCTCCTTTTTTATTAAACAATAAATTTCACAATTCAAGTTAAGTTTGGTAATTTCTTCAGGAGAAGAAAGGTCGCATTTTAGGTCTCCGCGTTTGTCAATCCCAATAACATTCCAACCCGATTCTTTAAATTTGTTACATAAAGAGGTTCCTATGGATCCACATGAACCTGTTATAACAACAGTCTTCATATTAATTTTTAAAAATATTTTAAAGTAGTAAATGGATCCTTTCTCTTCGGAACACGGGTTTGGAAAATTTAAAGAACTTGCGAAACTTCTTTTAAAAGAAACAATTGAACTCCTTAATAAACACAATGTCAATTATTTTCTCATTTCAGGGACTTTATTAGGTGCTATTCGTCACAACGATTTTATTCCTTGGGACGATGACATTGACCTTTTAGTGTCCTCCGACTTTATAACAAAGATACCAAAAATGGGTCTTAATCGCACAGCGATCGATTTGGGTTCGGACCGAACCCAAATCGGTTCAACTTCGTTAAACATTAATTTCGTTCCTGCAATGAGACCACCAGGAAAGTATTCCCAGAGAATAATTGCCAACGGAATGAATATTGTGGAAATTGGTAAATTAATGTATAAAACTTGTTACTACCCTCGAGTGTTTCCTTCTGAACATGAGTGGCCAGAGAAGAAGTACTGGACATGGCCATTTGTTGATCTTTTTATTTATACCGAATGCGGAAATGAACTACACTTCTTTGAAAAGAACTGGAATTCAGCAGAATTCTTTCCGGCTACAGAAATCGATTTTCAAGGAATATCACGAGTTAAAATTCCAAAAAATCCAGACTACTTTCTAAGTATCAATTATCCTGATTACCGTACAAAATGTGTTTCTCCTAATTACTGTCATAAATATGAACGAGGCATCGGAAATGTTACAGTGCGTGAGCTAATTTAATTTAATTTAATAACTTAAATTAAATGGAAAGCTGCTCCGCAGGAGACTTTAAAAGCTGCTCCGCAGGAGACTTTAAAAGAGGAGTTGATGCCAAGTTACTTCAATACGAACCAGACAGACCCCTTTCTGACAAAACAATTTCAATTCAAAAATTACTTGGTTTTAATTATCAAAATTGTGTAATGATCAATATGGAAAAAGATACTGACCGTTATGCCAGCACAGTAAAAGAACTTAGAAAGGTATCTATTTCAAACTTTGTTCACCTGAAAGGGACGTACTATAAACAAAAAGAAACTTTAGAGACCGATCTTACAGCAGTTAATAAATTTCTAAAAAGGTTTGTTCCGAATATATTTACAGATCCAATTAAAATAAATCTGTTTTCAGAAGTGAATGATCCTAATATCGAAATTCAAGGGGGACCTTTGGCTTGCTTTACGAGCCATCTTCGAGCTTTAATTTACTCTTTCTTGTGTTTTTCTGAATACACTATCATTGTTGAAGATGATATTCTAGTAGACACCGAAGTGATTAAAAAGTTACTTCCTACAGTTCCGGAAGATTGGGATATAATTACATTAGGAGCAATTGGAAAAGATAAAATCTACCCAACTGACACTGTTTATCATTTTACCACAAATTTCCATTCAACTCACTTTTACATTGTTCGAAGTAGGTCGCTTGAAATTATATTTAAAGGGATTTATCCAGTTTATGACCAAATTGATGTAATGATCTCTGATCTAAATAGTATAGGTGCACTTAAGGTGTATAATATTCCAGCAGCAGTTTATCAAAAGAATCATTCGACGAGCACACAGAATAATTTACATACAATTATGCATGCGAAGTATTACGACGTTCTTCGTGATCAAATAAAAATTATTAGAAACACTTTAATTAAAGTTGCGGAATCAAGGTTGATTTCCGATCCTGGACGAATCGAAATTCTAATTGATAATATTATTTATGATACTCTATTTCACAATCTAGGTTCGGTTCCAAATTCGAGTCAAGACACGAATAATTACTTGATAGACTTTGAAAAAACGGAAGAGTTCAGGGTACTCTTAAATGCAATTTCTTTTTTTATTCAATGTGCCAAAAAAGCAATTAATGTCCACGAAGTTGCTCGCCGAATTGTTAATAGTGCTATTGGAGTCATTTTTCGATTCACTTGGGACAACAGTGAAGCTGTTCCATATTCTTACGGTTCTA